CTTTAGTTTTGTAATCTGATAATTTGTCTTTATCAGAAATATCAGCAACTAATTCTCTTTCTTTTGATTTACCTTCTTCGTAGCCATCGTCATCAATCATTCTAGCTTTAGAAGTATCTTCGAAATCTACATCCATAATATCTTTTACAACGTCTTTAGTTTTTTTAGCCATTACGATATCTCCACTTCTATTTTCATTGCTTTCATCATTTTCATTCTGTCAGCTTCTTCTTTTTCGACTTCTTTTACGATTTCATCTCCTGGATTTTGCATTGCTTTTTTTAACATTGCAGCATCTTCTTTTGCAGATGGAAACTTTTCGTAAAATCTTTTATTAGCATCTTTAACATCTTGAACGCTAAATTGTTTTACTCCAATTTTATTTTTCATTTTATTCTCCTTTAAGTATTTTTATATCTTTATCAGAAGCGGGAACCATATTTTTAGCTTCAGACTTCATCTTAGATATAATAGATTTATTTATTTTTGAATACGAATTAGTATCGTCTTCTGATTTATTTGCAATTGCTCTTAAATCACTATCAGATACAGGATAAAGTTTTTTACTTTCACGTTTAACAGCTTTATCTGCAGAAGATTTTAAATCTTTTTTAATTTTATCACTCATCTTTTAAGTCCTCCGGTGTACTTAATTTTTTATTCAATATACCTTGAAAAACTGATTGTGTAAAGGTAGGAAGCATCATTTCGCTTATAGGCGATTTAACATGGCCAGTAGACCAAGATATACAAGGAACTCCTTTCTCGTCCCATGCTACTAAAGCATAGCCTTTTATATCTACTTTATCAGAAATCTTGATACATGCATCATGAAAAGCATTAACTACTTCGTCATCTTGTAGTTGTTCTTTTTCTTTAGACGTTACTTTTCTAGGCGTTACTCTAAATTGATCAAGAGTAATAATGTTTGTTTTCGCCACGTTGCTTTCGTGTTTCATAATCTTCGTCCTCTGGATCATCGGGGTGAGTTACTAAAAATCCATCCCTTATACGCAATAAAGCTTGAACACATGTATCATGTATATCATCGTGTTTTCCATATGGAAATTGCGCTGACTCCTCAATTACATTCTTAGTCCATTCTTTATCCATAGTAAACACTAATCCACCTTCAAACATAGAAGATACACTATGTGTTCTAGAAACTTTATCTCGATCAGGAGAATAAGTAATTACAGGTATTCCCGAACGTCTTAAATCTTGTATAAGAGATTGCCCTGATGCTTTTTTTTCAATTAATACTTGATCGGGTCTCCATTCATAATAGCTATCATTAGCTTTTTTACGAAGCTCAGGATATTCTAATCTATCTTTCCAAGCATCTAATAATATCGTTGCAGCGTAAGGAACGTTATTTTCATCTCTGGCTGTAAACACTCCCCAAGTAGTACACGCAGAAAAGTCAGCAGTGCTTCTAGTTGAGTAAGCAGTATCATAAGATTGAACTACATAACTTAAAGTTGGTATTTCTTCTTTTTCATAAATATTCCACCAATCTCTTTTAATAATAGAACCTTCTTCACTCGATGGTCTTTGTTGATACAACGCTGACCATACACGTTCTCCTACTGTATTTTTAATTTTATCTAAGTCTTCTTTAGAATAAGCTTCAGGCCATAAAGCATTCCCGCTATCGTCTATCGCAGGTAAATCTAAAACTTTCCAGTCTTCTCCACTCTCATTTAAAATGTAACCAGCTAAGTCGTCTTGGTGCCAACGAGTTTGAATTATAATAACTTTACCACCTGGTTGAAGTCGTGTGTAAGCTACAGCTTTATACCACTCTATAAGATTTCTTCTTTGAACTTCTGACTCAGCATCTTCTCGACCTTTAATTGGGTCGTCTATAATTAATAAATGCGCACCTCTACCAGTAATAGCACCACCAGCACCAACTGCTGTATAAGTTCCACCTTGCATCGTATGAAAACGTTTAGCTGATGTACTATCTGATCTTAAAGCTACACTAGGAAACACATTATTAAAATCTGGAGATTGTAACTGATTTCGAACCTTACGACCAAAGTCATCTGCTAATTCTTGAGCATAAGTCGATTGTATCACAAATTCATTTGGATTATTTCCTAGATACCATGCTGGAAAAAATTCTGAACATAACATAGACTTTCCATGCCTTGGAGGCATAAATACTGCAAGACGTTTTATTTCTCCTGATTCTAATTGTTGTAGATGTTTTGCAATAAGTTGTATATGAGCTGGATCCTTGTACCCAGGATACATATGTTTTGAGTAAGCTAATAAATTCTTACGAGCTTTAGACGTAGATAAAATTTTATTAAGATGTTCTACAACTTCAGCTGCCCGAGGATCCCTTGTCTCCTGATAGACCTGAATAGCTAACTTTAATCGTTCCTTTAATGTCTGTTCTTGCATTCTGTTTTCCTGCGCCTATCGCACCTTTTTTTCTATATTCATCAAATTTATTTGCAACTAAGTGTAATGGCTCTATCTCTTTTCGTACAATTTTTCTCCAATGTACAGAGGGTTGACCAATTTTTTCTAAATACCAAGCCAGCTTACTAGCATCAGCTGTTCTAGCATTCCACATTTTTACATGATGTAAATCACCTTCTTGATCAGGGTGCCCTTCTTTATAGACACGTTCTTTAAAGACACTATCGTTATTATTTCCTGTAATGTCAGCTCGATCATGAGTAACTTCTATATTCACGTCTTTCATAATATCGAGCATATAAGCTATCTCAGAGATCCACGCATCGTTTTGTCCATGTAAACTTATATGATCTAATAATCTAAACCAATCCCATGGAAATATAGGAAAGATACTATATGGGTGACCAGTTTGTTCTTTGACTCTTAACACATTAAAATTTTTTTCAGCTTCTATAATTTCGTCCCAATGTTTAGTATTCATAATCGCATCGTCATTGAAAAACATTACCCAGGTACCCTGAGCATATGCACATAAAGAATTATTATACATATGGAGGTTCTGGTACCCTAGTCGTTTAAACTTTAGTACACTTTGATTTTTATAATTTTTTTTCTTTAAAAACTTTATAGTTTCTTCATCATCGTCATCGACACCGAAAAGAGGTTGAATTTTATCAGGATTTTTTGCATTAGATAAAAGAGAATCCATAGATTTCTCTAATTGTCTAATCCTCTTACGAGTAGGGAGTAATATAGATATAGTCATGGATCAATGATACTTTGATAAAGTGTTATTTAAAACCTTTTTCTTCTATCTCGTAGAAAAACTTATCAGTGTCCTCGGTCCGCCAATCCTTATTCTCTACGTTCCATTCGGTGTTTTGAACTTTGTAGTCGGGAACTTCGTTTCTCGTAGTGTACGAATTGATGTTCCATAGTATTCGGTTATTAGGCTGAGCAGCGTAATTACCATTGTCAAGCTCCAGTATATGAGCGCACTTATGTTCCTGAGGAATTTCAGAATGATCTGTATCAAGAAGATTGGCGTCAGGGTGACACCAGTCAACAGTAAACAGATACTCACCAGTATACAGTTTTTTATCTTTTCCAAAATATTTGGCTCGTTGTCCTGTTAAAAAAGCAAAGTGATTAATACTATGATGATAATCAAAGCAATTCCACAGTTGAAGCTGGTCAACTGACATATCAGGCACTTTGGCTCTGTCATGCGATTTTTGGAAAAACGCTGAGATAGGCAAACGCCAAAAGCAGGCACCGTTTTCCAACATGATATTAAAAAGGAGACTGCGCCCTGCAATACTTGTGAGACCAAAGATAACACAGCTTTCGCTTTCTCCATGATGTTTCTGTAAATCATATAAATACTCCTTACGAATTTTACAATATATAGGTGGAATGCTACTATTTAAAAAAGCCATTGTACAGTATTAAAATAAAACAAAATTTTTTTCTACAAAATTTATACGCATATAAGCCATTTCAGCCCTATACTATATCTCTTTCTCTAGTTAGACTTATATAGATTTTAAACTTTATATAAAAAAAATCAGTTAAACTTAATACGATTTTCATTTCTCATCATCCTCAAAAAAAGAATAAAAAAAATAGACGCGTTAAATTAATAACGCGTCTATTAAAATTTTAATTAGTCTTATAAGCTTTTTATTTTATCTTCGAAATATTTTATATTTTCTAAAATTTCGT